CCTACCCCCCGCCCCTAGAAATTTTTTGTTTTTTCCGACTTTTCGCCCTCTTGCACCCTACAACTTTCAGACATACCGCCCTACAATTCATAGTGAATCCACAAGGGTGCAGACATGTCACAACCAACCCCGTACAACCGGCTATACAACTTCACCGACTACCAGACGGTGAACCCTGTCGACCCGCTGCCTGCCACTGAGCTGGATGCGGAGCTAAATGCAATCGAGCTGACAACTGACGAGATTCGCGCAAACCTTGCGCAACTCCAGCGTGATGACGGCGCATTGGCAAATCAACTGGTCACGCCTGAATCGCTTTCGGCATCCACGTTGGCCATCATCTCCCAGGGCGAATACGTGCCACGTGGCGCGTGGGACGATGGTGTTGCCTACGCTGTTGGCGACCTGGCAACATACAACGCTGCAACGTACCTGTGTATCGTTGCGCACACATCCGCAATCGCATTCCCCACTGACAACAGCGCCGGCAAATGGCTCTTGATTGCCAACGGCGCTTTGCAAGGTGGCGGCCAGGCTGTCGACGTTTACTCCGGCACTGGCTCTCAAACAGTCTTCACACTTAGCTACAACTACGCCGGCTCAAACGCCGCTGTGGTTTACGTCGCTGGTGTTGCTCAAATCCCGACTCAAGACTTCACAATCGTTGGCACGACGTTGACATTTGTGTCAGCACCGCCCGCGCCTTCTGTTGCCGGTCGCAAAAACATCATGGTGCGCGGCACTGGTGTGGAAGCACAGCTTGCTGCTGACTCTGCGCAGACTGCCGCGTCAAACGCCCAAGGTTTTGCCAACGCTGCGTCGTCATCGGCTACCGCTGCTGCTTCGTCAGCAACTGCCGCCGCTTCGTCGCAAACAGCCGCTGCTGCATCACAGACCGCTGCCGCTGCGTCCGCTTCAACAGCCTCGACACAAGCCGGCATCGCGACCACCAAGGCCAGCGAAGCATCTGCCTCACAGACTGCTGCCGCCTCATCCCAGTCCGCTGCTGCTGGTTCTGCCACTGCTGCCGCGACCTCTGCTACCAACGCTGCGACGTCGGCCACCACGGCCACCACGCAAGCCGGTATCGCAACCACCCAGGCTACCAACGCTGCTGCGTCCGCTACTGGTGCTGCCGCCTCTGCTACGACGGCCACAACCAAGGCTGGTGAAGCATCGACGTCGGCCACTGGTGCTGCGTCATCTGCATCGGCTGCCTCGACTTCTGCCACCGCTGCGTCGAACTCAGCTTCTGGTGCTGCGACCTCAGCCACCCAGGCTGCGACTTCTGCATCGAATGCTGCGAACTCAGCGACTGCTGCGGCCACATCGGCCACGTCGGCATCTAGCTCAGCTACCACTGCTGTCAACGCAAAAACTGACGCACTGGCATCTCAGACTGCTGCGGCAACGTCGGCTACCAATGCCGCGTCGTCAGCCACTGCTGCCGCTGGTTCGGCAACGACTGCCACCACACAAGCCACCACGGCCACGACACAAGCAACCAACGCTGCTGCTTCGGCTGCCGCTGCTGCCGCGTCCTACGATTCGTTTGACGACCGCTACCTGGGTCCAAAGGCCAGCGCCCCCACACTCGACAATGACGGCAACGCGTTGCTGATTGGTGCGCTGTACTTCAACACGACCACCAACGCCATGCAGGTTTATGGCTCGTCGGGTTGGACCGCTGCCGGCTCGTCGGTGAACGGCACATCACGTCGTTTCCGCTACATCGCCACCGCTGGTCAAACGACCTTCACCGGCGCTGACAGCAACAGCAATACGCTCGCCTATGACGCTGGCTATGTTGACGTGTACCTGAACGGTTCACGCCTGGACCAGACCGATTACACAGCCTCGTCGGGCACGTCAATCGAGCTTGGTGTGGCTGCCGCGCTGAATGATGAATTGAACATCGTGGCGTTTGGGACGTTCAACGTCGCCAACATGAACGGCAATGATTTGCAGGCTGGCACTGTCACCTACGCAAAGATTCAGAACGTCACCGCAGGCAAGGTGCTTGGCCGCAACACTTCTGGTGCTGGCTCTGTGCAGGAGCTGCCTATTTCTGTCGACAGCAACGGCAACGGCGGTCTTGGCACAAGCACACTAGCCTCTAGCGTTGGTGTTGCCCGTGTATTTGTGGTCGAGAACGCTGCGAGTGCTGGTGTAAAAGTCACATCAACAGGTGGTGCGTCTATCGAAATGTATAGCGCCCCAACCATTGGGTACTTAGAGACAACCACGAGCAGCCCTCTTGTCATTAGAACCAATAACGCTGAGCGCGCACGCTTTGATACAAACGGCAACACGATGTTCAACTCTGGCTTTGGCTCTGTCGCCACCGCCTACGCTTGCCGAGCTTGGGTCAGCCTTAACGGACAAGGAACAGTAGCAATTCGTGCAAGTGGAAACGTATCGTCAATTACGGATGCTGGAACTGGTTTGTATACGGTGAACTTTACAAACGCCATGCCTGATTTCAATTACTCGCTTGCGCACAGCGCTGGTATAGGTAACGGCAGCGGTGGTAACTATGAGTCATGTGCTTGGCCAAAAGATTCGTCAAGCGCATGGCTCTACACACAGTGGCAAGGCACAACGCATGACGTGAACTTCGCAACTCTGTCCGTTTTCCGCTAATTAGGGCACGCAAAAATGACAAAACGAATCATCTACCAAACACAAGACGGCGGTGTTGCCATCATCATCCCAAGCGGCGAACTACCGATTGAGGAAGTTGCCCGCAAGGATGTGCCCGCTGGTGTTCAGTTCAAAATCATTGACACCACCGAAGTCCCTGACGACCGCACATTCCGCAGCGCATGGGAAGCAGATATGACCTCACCAAGTGGCGTTGGCATCGGTCAGCAAGCCTGGTTCATCGAGCAGTACCAAACCGAAATTGCCGCCATCAACGCTGAAACATTGCCAGCCCGCGGCGAAGAGCAAACTGACGATGACTACTTTGCAGTCGTCGGTAAGTGGGAGCAAAGCAAGATTGCTCGCATCGCCCAGCTCAACACTCAAATCGCAACCCAGCAAGCGGAGATGCAAGCATGATTACCGTGAACATCGACAAGGCGAAGGCCATCGCGCATGACGTGCGCCGTACAGCTCGCGCCGAGGAATTTAAACCGCTTGACGAAGTGATTGCCAAGCAAATTCCAGGCACTGACGCAGCCGCTGTTGAGTCCGAACGCCAGGCTATCCGCGTCAAATACGCAGCCATGCAAGCCGAGATTGACGCCGCTGCAACCGTAGAACAAATCAAAGCTGCCATGCCGCAGCAAGGGGCTTAATCATGTCAAAAGCACGCGACCTTGCGAACGTCGCTACACGCTCCGCAGATTTGAAGGCTGGAACTACGGCTTTCTTTGCTATGAGTACAGCACCAGCAGGCTGGATTAAGGCCAACGGTGCAAACGTGTCTCGCACTGCCTACGCTGATTTGTTTACCGCCATTGGCACAACTTACGGGGCTGGCGATGGCTCGACCACATTCAAACTGCCTGATTTACGCGGTGAATTTCCGCGTGGTTTTGATGATGGTAGGGGCGTTGATTCAGGTCGTGGTATTGGTTCTTCACAAGCAGATGAGATAAAAACCCATTCACATTCAACATACGGTCCATTGACGCCATGGTATGCAAACTACAACGGTGCAAATGGTGGACCAATTATGTCTGGCGGCACGTCAAATACAAGCTCAGTAGGAGGGGCTGAAACTCGCCCCCGCAACATCGCATTGTTGGCTTGCATCAAGTTTTAAGGACTCAACATGAAACAGGTAATCCAACTCGATGCTGACGGCTACTTCGTTGGCTTCACTACCGCAGACGAATCACCGCTTGAGGCGGGTGTTTTTCTAATTCCTGCTGGTGCAATCGACGCCACTGCGCCAACAGTGCCAGAAGGTAAGCGCGCAAAGTGGAATGGCGCATGGGTGTTTGATGACATTCCGCAGCCTGAAACGGCGCAAGAGCGTGAACCTATTGAGCTGAGCTACGCAGATAAACGAGTAGCCGAATACCCGCCAATGACTGACTACCTAGACGGCGTAGTGAAGGGCGACCAAGCCCAAATCGACGCGTATATCGCAGCGTGCCAAGCCGTGAAGGCTAAGTACCCAAAGCCATAAAGGGAGCCATTACATGATGACCCCCGAAGAGCGCCACGAGCTGGTCCTTGAAATCACGCAAGCGCTGGCCTGCGCTCAACAACCCCAGCTCACCGAAGAGGAATTGCGCTGGGTGAAGCTCGCCATCGAGGCTGAGGCCCGCAAGATTCGTTTCCGCGATGCCGTCATCGAGAAGACGCTGGTTGGTCTTGCCTGGCTGGCCATCACTGGCGTTGGCTACATCCTTTTGGACTGGTTCAAGGCTCACATTTTTAAGCCTTGAGTCTGTTTTTACGACCACCAATGACCGACACCATCGACACCCAAGACACCGCAGTCGCGCAAGACGACGGCGATGCCAAGCTGTCGGCCATTGAAAAGAAGATTGCCGCGGCCAAGCGAGCCAAGCTCGCCTTGGAGTCACGCGACGACTTCTTGAAATTCGTGAAGCTCACGATGCCTGACATTGAAGACCCTGAGAACGTGGACCTGTCCACATTCAGGGACGCCAAGCATCACCGAGCGCTGGCTAAGGTGCTTGAGAAAGTTGAGAAGGGGCACATTCCGCGCCTCATCGTTACCCTACCCCCGCGCCATGGCAAGACTGAGCTGATTTCACGCCGGTTCATTCCATGGTTGCTGGGTCGTGCACCCTATCGCAACATCATCTTCGCGACCTACAACGAGCCATTCAGCCAAGACATTGGCTCCGACTGCCGCAACATCATGCAGTCACCAGGTTTCAAGCAGGTATTCCCCAAGTTCCGCTTTCGCATGGGCGGCTTGAGCAAGGAAAAGCTGCAAGCAGCCGAAGGTGGCATGGCCGCATTTGTCGGTCGCGGTGGCTCAATCACTGGTCGCGGTGCTGACATTCTCATCATCGACGACCCCATCAAAGACAGCGAAGAGGCTCAATCGCCAACGCTGCGTGCCAAGTTGTGGGACTGGTTCACCCAGGTGGCCATGACGCGTTTGATGACCAAGTTTGCCTGCGTCGTCGTGGTCCACACACGCTGGCACGAAGATGACCTGATTGGCCGCATCACAGACCCATCAAACCCTTGCTACTCAGAAGACGAGGCAGCCAAGTGGAAAATTATTAACCTGCCGGCCATCGCCAAAGACAACGACCCACTGGGTCGCGCACCTGGCGAAGCCTTATGGCCTGAGCGCTTTGACCTGGAGTTCCTGAATGCTGCCAAGCAGCTCGACTCCAAGGGTTTCTCAGCGCTGTACCAGCAGCAGCCCACACCAGAAGACGGCGACCTGTTCCGCGCTGACTGGATTTGCACCTACGAGAAGTCGCGCCTGCCGAGCGACTTGCGCATCTACGCTGCCAGCGACCACGCGATTGGCACGGACAAGACGCGCAACGACTCGACCGTGATGATTGTGGGTGGCGTTGACCAGTATGGCGACCTGTACATCCTTGACGTGTGGTGGGAGAAGGCCGGCTCCGATAAGCAAGTCGAAGCCATGCTTCGTTTGGCGAAGCAATGGAAGCCGTTGTTGTGGTTTGCTGAAAAGGGCCATATCAGCAAGGCCATTGGCCCGTTCTTGCGCAAGCGCATGCAGGAAGAGCGCACCTACTTCACCGTTGAGGAAGTCACGCCTGTCACCAACAAGGTCCAGCGTGCGCAATCCATCATGGGTCGCATGAGCATGAAGAAGGTCAAGTTTCCAAAGCACGCTCACTGGTTTATGGACGCACGCGACGAGCTGTTGAAGTTCCCCAACGCACGCCACGACGACTTCGTGGACGCGTTGGCCTGGCTTGGGCGTGCCGTCGACCGTATGGCCATGCCAACAAGCACAAGGCCGGCGAACGACGAGCCTAGATATGGGACGTTGGGTTGGCTTAAAGCCGACGCAGCGCACAGAGAAAAACAAAACAAACTGCAAGCAGCATTAAGGGGTTGGTAATGGAAGAAATGAAAATGATTGTCACGATGACCGGCGGCGAGCACGAGGCCGACGAAGACAAAGAAGCCACGCAAGCGCGCAAGGCTCTTGTCACCGAGATTCTTTCTCGCGTCGACTCAGGCCGCGCAGACCACAAGGATGCCTTTGAGCGCATGAAGCGCGATATGGACCTGGTGTTCAACGGCTACGACCCCAAGGAATGGGACGACAAAAAATACGTCGTCAACTTGCCCCAGCGTCACGTGCAACAGCGCACTGCCGCGCTGTACGCAAAGAACCCACGCTGCGTGGCCAAGCGTCGCCAGCGCATGATGTACCAGGTGTGGGATGGCTCGCCTCAGATGCTTGAGGACGCACGTGCCGCGCAAGCGTTGGCAGAGGAAGCAATGCAGCCAGTGCCAGAAGCAGTGGCCATGATGCTTGCTGAGTACGACCAGGTGGAGGCCGACAACATTCGCTTGGACAAAATCAGCAAGACGCTTGAGATTTTGTTCCAGTATTTCATGCAAGAGTCGCAGCCCACGTTCAAGTCGCAGATGAAGGCGCTTGTGCGTCGCATGCTCACGACTGGCGTTGGCTACGTGAAGCTGGGTTTCCAGCGCGAGATGCAGCGCCGTCCTGAAATCAGCGCTCGCATGAACGACGTGCAGGTCCGCTTGGACCACTTGAAGCGCCTGGCAGAAGAGATGGCCGAAGGCGAGCTGGATGAGCACTCAGCCGAGATGGAAGAGTTGATGCTGTCGCTGGCGTCGTTGGCCAAAGAGCCGGACATGATTGTTCGTGAAGGCTTGATGTTTGACTTTCCCGACTCCACCGCCATCATCGTGGACCCGCGCTGCAAACAGCTCCGCGGCTTCATTGGCGCTCGCTGGATTGCCCACCAGATGTTCTTCACTTGCGAAGAGGTCGAGGAAATCTACGGCAAGGACGTCAAGAGCAACTACACCGGCTACCAGGTCCAAGGTCGCTCGCACGACTCGTCGCGCAAGTCCATGACCACCGCTGACGGCGACAAGAAGAAGTCAGCCGACGACGGCATGGTGTGTGTCTATGAGGTTTACGACAAGCCAAGCGGCCTGGTCTACACGGTGGCCGAGGGCCATGACGACTTCTTGAAAGAGCCGGCTGAGCCTGAATTGAAGCTGGAAACCTTCTGGCCAGTGTTCTCGCTCGTGTGCAACGAGGTCGAGCACCAGAAGGAAATCTACCCACCGAGCGACGTGCACCTCATGCGCTCAATGTCGTCCGAGTACAACCGTGCTCGCGAGGGTTTGCGCGAGCACCGCAAGGCCAACCGCCCTGCCTACCTCACACCCGCCGGCAAGCTGGAGGAAGAGGATAAAGAGAAGTTGGCATCGCGCCCAGCTCACGGCGTCATCACGATTCAGGGCATGGCCGTTGGCGAGAAGGCCGAAGACTTGGTGGCTCCAATGAAGACCATCGGCATCGACCCCAACCTGTACGAAGTCAAAACCGTGTTCGACGACGTGCAACTCGCCGTTGGCGTGCAAGAAGCCAACCTGGGTGGCACTGCCGGCGCGACAGCGACCGAAACCAGTGTGGCCGAGAGCAGCCGCATGTCGGCACTGGGTGCTCAGGTCGACGAGCTGGACAGCTTTATGACCGAGATTGCTCGCGCATCGGGCGCAATCATGTTCCAACACATGAGCGCTGAGCAGGTCAAAAAGATTGCCGGTCCTGGCGCTGTGTGGCCTGAGTTAACCGCCCAAGAAATCGCTGACGAAGTGCAGCTTGAAATCGAAGCTGGCTCTACTGGCAAGCCAAACCAAGCCGCCGAGCTGCGCAACCTGGAGCGCGTGCTGCCGTACATCATCCAAATCCCAGGCATCGACCCAAAGTGGCTGGCCAAGGAAGTCTTGAAACGCATGGACGACAAGCTGGACCTGGACGCTGCGCTGGCCGAAGGCGTGAAATCGGTGGTGGCCATGAACGGCAACACGGATGCCAACGCTGCGATGGGTGCAAATCAAGGCCCCATGGGTGGCATGAATGCGCCGGTCGGTGGAGCACCAGGCGTTGGCCCAACTGGACCCGCGCCAAACATGATGTAAATTTGCGCGGCTATCGTGTTGAATAGTCGCGCATTTTCAGACACAATACATACAGGAAAAAACAAACGCAAAGGTGACGTATGCAAGTTGAACAGCAATCCGACTCGTCCTCGGAATTGGAAACCGAAGTCAATCAAACGACTGACGAATCCAATAAGCCAGGCGAAACAGAAGACAGCCTCCTGGCGGTAGTGCAAAGCGTGTCGGCCCAGTCCGACGAGCAAAGCACTGACGCCGGTGACACGGACTCGCCAACCGAAGAGCAAAGTCAAGACACCGTAAATGAGCAGGCAGATGGCGAACAGCCAGAAGACTTCTCAAAACTGCCCTTCAACAAGCACCCACGTTTTCGTGAGCTGGTGAAGGAAAAAAATTCGTACAAGACCCAAGTGGCCGAGTACGAAGCTGACGCAAAGCAATACCGTGAGATTCAAGGCTTCATGCAAGCCAATGGATTGACCGCCGAAGAGGTGGCTCAGTCGTTGGAGACATTGGCCAAGATGAAAACGGGCGACCCTGCAAAGGCTTACGAGCTAATGCAAGAGCGCATGGAGGCGATGGCAGTCGCCGCTGGCAAGAAATTGCCGGCTGAATTGGAAGAGAAAGTCGAACAAGGCTATATCGACCGTGAGACTGCGCAAGAGCTGTACCAGCGCCAGGCCGAAGCAGAGCGAAAAGCGGAAATGGCATCGACTCAACTTGAGCGCCAGTCCCAACAGGACCAGCAAGCCCAAGTCCATGCGATGGCCAGTGCGGTAGCGGCGTGGGAACAGTCGACAAAAGCGACCGACCCTGACTTTGATTTGAAGGCTGAATTGGTGAAAGACCGTGTGCGCGCTCACGTTGCACAGCACGGCATGCCGAAGACCACTGACGCTGCTTTGAAGATGTCGAAAGACGCCTACGACGCAGTGACACAAACTCTTTTGCGTGTTCGTGGTGACAAGACGCCAATGCGTACCGCGGTCGGGGGCAAGACAAACGGCTCAGCCGCACCCGAACCGAAAAGCCTGTTGGACGTAGTTCGCAGAGCCTCGGCAGGTGCTTGAGCCATTCAGTAATTTTCTGAATCGGAGATATTCAAATGGCATTTTCTCAAGCCGAAATCGACAACATCGCAAACGCAGCACTTGACTACTACATCAGCAAGGGCAATGTTTTTTCTAGCACCATCCAGGACAAGCCTTTGTTGGCTGCTATGGATGCAAAAGCCAAGACTTTCCCTGGTGGTAAGGGTCAAGTGTCTGTTGGTGTGAAGGGTCAATACGACTCTTCTTTGGGTGGTTTCACTCACAACGATACCGTGAACTACGTCAACCCAGCGAAAATCAAACGCGCAAACTTCACTTGGAAAGAGCACCACATCGGTATCGGCGTGACGCTCACTGAGTTGAAGCGTGACGGCATCACCGTTGTTGACAGCCTCAACAGCGATTCGTTGAAAAACAACCGCGGTCGTGAAGAGACAGCGTTGGCCAACATGTTGGAAGACAAGTTGGAAGACATGGCCGAAGGCTACGCAAAGGGCTTAAACGGCTTCTTGTGGGGTGACGGTACTGCCGACGCAAACGCATTGGCCGGTATTCGCGCCTTCGTGAAGGACACGCCTGCTGCTGCTGGTCAAACCGTTGGTGGCATCGACCAGAACGCTTCTGCCAACGCTTGGTGGCGCAACCGTGTCAACTTGGCTGTCACCACCACAACCGGCGGCGACGAAATGTTGACCTTCTTGAACAAAGAGTTCCGTCAACTGCAACGCTTCGGCGGCAAGCCTGACGTCGCTTTGTGCGGCTCTGACTTCATGGACCGTTTGACTGCTGAGTTGCGCGCTCGCGGTTACTACACCCAGTCCGGCTTTGCCCGCAGCACCGACATTAAGCACGGCGACGTGACTTACGGTGGCTTGGTGTTCAAGTACGACCCAACCATGGACGACATTGGTACGACCCTCGGCGGCGCTACCAACTTTGCAAAGCGTGCCTACATCCTCGACTCCAGCAAGCTGTGCTTGTACTACATGGAAAACGAGAAGATGAAGAAGCACAGCCCAGCTCGTCCTCACAACCAGTACGTGATGTATCGCGCACTGACCACCACTGGCTGTTTGGCTGCTACGCAGCTCAACTGCCACGGCGTGTACCAATTCAGCTAATCGGCTGATGGCAGAAGGGCTGCTACCGAAAGGTGGCGGCCCTTTGTCGTAACTACCCAGGAGAATCCTCATGCAAATTTGTAACTGCACCGTAGCCATCGGCGGCGAAGCCGGTATGACCGTCCACAAGGAAGGCGTCACCGTCGCTGAAATCGCTATCTTGCGTGGCGTCCACGGTGAAGATGCCGTCCGCAACATCGAAGTTGTGGCCGACGAAAAGATTGACAACAGTGACGAGCGCTCACGCCTCGCTTCGCTGTACCGCTCACCCGAAGGCATCGTGCGCGACACCTTTGGCTCTGCTGGTCCGCTGCCAAAGACCTTGGACGAAGCCGGTATCAGCGACGAGTTCGTGATTTCCAACACCGTTGCCAAGACAGCGAAGGCCAAGAAGGCCAGCGCCACTGAGGAATTGAAAGTTCCCCAGGAAGAGGGCAACCTTGACGCTGCCGCATAAGGAGCAACCATGGCCCGCAACGTATCTCTAGGTGAATTAATCGACGACGTTCGTGCAGAAGCCGGACATTCGTTGCAGGCCAACTTGGGCGTCGCCATGCGCGATGTGCTCATCAAGGTGCTCCAGCGCCAGCAAAAGCGCCTGTGGGAAGACTATGACTGGACTTTCCTCAAGGTGCAGCGCGATGTGGTCGTTCAAAACGGACAGCGCTACTACAACATTCCAGCCGACATGACGCTTGAACGCATCACGAAGCTAGAGTTCAAATACGGCGACCGCTGGATGCCCATGAGCTACGGTATCAGCCCAGCCAACTACGACCAGTACGACTCAGACCGCGGCGTTCGCGGTTTCCCAGTCGAGCGCTGGCAAGAATATGAGAACGGCCAGATTGAAGTCTGGCCAGTCCCTTCGCAGAACGGCACAGCCAGCCCTGTTGCCAACGTCGTGCGCATCCATGGCATCCGCAAACTGCGCCCACTGGTGGCCGAAAGCGACGTTGCCGACTTGGACGACACGCTTTTGGTCCTGTACTCAGCGGCAGAGATTCTGGCTCGCGAGAAGGCGGCTGACGCAAGCCTCAAGCTGCAAATGGCCGAGAAGCACTACGCCCGACTCAAGGGTCGTAACTCCAAGAGCGAGACATTCTCGTTGGCCGGTGACGCGCCAATTACGATGCCTCAAGGTCCAAAAATCATCGCAATCCAAACGCAATAAGCCATGCCCTACTTTGCCATTGAGGACTTTCGCTCAGGGATGGACACCAGGCGCATGCCTGTGCTGTCGGTCCCTGGTTCATTGCTGAGCCTGGTCAATGGCCATATCAACCGCGGTGGCGAGATTGAGAAGCGATTGGCCTTTGTTGAGCAAATCGCCATGCCAGTCAACACGTTTGGCCTTGCTGCCGTCGGCGGCACGCTTTACACGTTTGGCTCCGTTGCGTCGGTGACATTTCCTGCCGGCTCGCCGTCCAACCTTGTGTACCAGCAGCTCAGCCACCCAAGTGGCGCGGCCATGGCCAAGGTGCTGCAAGTCAGCGCCTTTGACGGTAAGCCCTACGTCATTGCTCAGTACGACGACGGCGCTGTCTACCACTTTTACAACGGCACACGCCACGCAGAGTTCATCGAAGCCCGCGCGCGCGCCAGCTTCACAATCACTGGCGGCACTACCGGCGGCACAAGCGCCACGGCGAGCTTCACAGTTACTGGTGGCATTAACTCATCCGGCGACCGAGTAACGTCAATCCGAGCTGGCACGTATGCCATCTTGACTCAGCCCGTACAGCACACCGGCGACAACGCAACCACAGCAGCAGCCCTTGCAGCGGCCATCAATTCGTTTGTCGGCAATCCTGACTTCACAGCGGTAGCTGTTGGAGCTGTTGTAAACCTCACTGCCGTGACTCCTGGCACTGCATTCAACGGTCTGGCTTTGACAATCAACCGCACTGGCAGCTTCACTGTCGGCTCTGTGGGTAACTTGTCGGGTGGTGTGGATAACGCCATCACGGCGCTCACAGTCGATGGCGTAGCCATCATTGGCGAGCAAATCAACCACACCGGCGACAACAACGCGACGGCAGCTCTGGTAGCCGCGGCAATCAATGAGCACCAAAGTGCCCCTGAGTACCGCGCCCTGGCTGTTGGCAACAAGGTCAACGTCATCATCCAAACGGCAGGCGCTGCCAACAACGGCAAGACGCTGGCCATCACCAAGACCGGCAACGTCACCACCAACGTGGCATCCATAGCTTTGGCCAATGGAGCCAACCTGACTGTTGGGGCCAACACGTCGACTTACCTGCCTGGCGAATATGCCAAGCCGGCCAAGACCAAGGTGTACTCCACCGCAGCCAACCTGGTCCACTTTTCTGGCATCGACACGCCTCTTGAGTCAAACGACACCACCAAAGAAGCTGGCTTCTTGAACCTGGCGAGCAACGCCGAAGGCTCAGAACGCCTGACGTCCATTGCCAACTACCAGACCAACCTCGCTTTCTTCTCGGAGCGAACCGTGCAGGTTTGGTTTGTTGACGTCACCGCCGCTGGCAACAGTCAGCTCCAGGTGCTGAACAACACCGGAGCCATCGCACCATCGTCCGTGCAGGAGATTGGTGACAGCGACGTGTTCTACCTTTCTGAGTCTGGCATCCGTTCACTGCGCGCTCGCGACTCGTCCAACGCGGCCTTCGCTACCGACATTGGCAACCCCATCGACACCATGGTGTTGGCCGACATTAACGCCGACCGCTTGACCGTGCGTGAGAGCAAGGCTGTGCTGGAACCACGCGATGGCCGCTACATGCTCGCGGTTGGCAGCAAGTGCTACGTGTTTTCGTATTTCCCAGCGTCACGCGTGTCAGCCTGGTCCATCTATGAACCAGGCTTCGCAGTCACCGACTGGGCCATCATTGGCCGCCGCCTGTACTGCCGTGGCAGCGACGGCAAGCTGTACCTGTTGGGTGGCAAGAACGGCACGACATACGACAACACCGAAGCGGTGGCCTACGTCCCATACGTGGACGGCAAGCAGCCAGCCACCAAGAAAACCTTTACCGGCATGGACATGGCCTCAGAGGGTTTGTGGAAGGTGGAGATTGCACCGGACCCGCTGGACATGAACGCATTGGAGACAGTGGCTTACATCGAAGAGACGACATTCAGCAAGTCAAATGTCGCCTTTCAAGCCCGCTCAACCCACTTGGCCATGAAGCTGACAAGTCAAGGGACTGGCTACGCCAAAGTTGGCTCACTGGTTATCCACTTTGAAGGTGGCGACCAAGGCTAAAAACCTGACACCGCCCTACATTTTTCATACAATGTGGGCGCAAAGGCGATATGTGTGTCTCTCGCCTGGACACGTTGGGCATTCATGCCCGTGTTTGGATGGCACACATGATTGATTTGCAGGACGCACCACAGGTAAAGAGTCAGGTAAACATGAATCAACCTGAGCCGCTTCTACCGGCTGTCGTCGACCGTGAAGAGCCAGTGGCTTTTCAGAAGTTTGCAAATCAATTTGAAGACCCCGACCTGCGCCAAAAGATTCTCAGCATGGAAGCGTTCATGCTTGAGCAGCCGCAGGTAGAAATACCAGTCGTGCACCACTTCTCAGAGGGCATTTACGCTCGTGAGATTACCGCGCCTGCCGGCGTGATGATGACTGGCATGGTGCATAAGTTTGAGCACCTGAACATTATGTCCAAGGGTGAAGTCTCCGTATTGACGGAGGACGGCATCAAGCGATTCAAAGCTCCATGCACATTCGTGTCACAGCCTGGCACAAAACGTATCGGCTACGTGCACGAAGAAATGGTTTGGACAACCATTCACGCAACCACAGAGACAGACATTGACAAGCTGGAAGCTCAGCTTGTCACGCGCTCATTTGACGACGTACACCTTGACGTCAACAAACTACTAAATGAATTGAAGGAGGACTGATATGTCTTACGTTGTAGCTGCAATCGTCACGGCAACAGCCGTACAAGTCGACCAGGGTAGCAAAAACCGCAAGGCCGCAGCCAACGCAGCAGCCGAGCAGGCGAGACTCGCTCAAGAGGCTGAGGACAGGCGCATCGCGGAGGCTGAGGCTGAATCAGCACGATTGCGTGAAGTCGAGGCACGTCGCCAGGCAAACATTACCCAAGGTCAAAACGAAATCTCATCGTTGTTTGGCCAGTTTGACGACAACTTCTACAACAAGCGCTCGCAAGGCTACCTGGACTACGCGCTGCCAACGCTTGACAAGCAGTACCAAGACCAGCAACGCCAGCTCACATCCGAGCTGGCACGCAGTGGCAACCTCAACTCATCCATCCGTGGTGACTTGTTCTCCAAGCTGCAACGCCAGTACGACACCAGCAAGCTGAGCTTGACCGACCAGGCCAACCAGTACGCCGCAGATGCTCGCGCACAAGTCGCGCAGGCCAAAGCCAATCTGACTGAGAAAAACGCAAGCCTGGCTGACCCTGGCTTGATTCGCACGATGGCTGAGGCTCAAGCCCAAGGCGTTTCTGTCAACCCACAGTACGCAAGCCTCGGACAACTGATTTCTGATTTGTCTACCGGCGTGACGAGCACTGGTGGCGCGACTCAAAAGACTGCCGGCGCTGGCATCAACCTTTACAACGCCACTACCGGCTCTGGCTCTGGCCGAGTCGTGAGCTAAGGATTCATCATGGCAACAGCACCAACAGCAACAGGAGCGGGCGGCCCATCCATGGCCACGATGTACGGCATCGGAGCCGCAGGCAACGCCGTCAACGCCATCATGGATGGCCGCGGCTATCGTGACATGCTGGGCCAACAAACCCAGCAGCTCAAGAACCAGATTGCGTTCTCTCGCAAGATTCTTGAGAAGCAGAAGGTGCTGCGCGACGAAGAAGTAATCCGTCAACAGATGATGGCCCGCGCTGCCGGCGACGCATTTGCTGCATCGAAGGCTCAGTTCAACAACGTCGAAGGCGACATTGGCGCAAAGACGAACAGCATTGCCGACACGTTCCGCGCAGTGCTGGCGCGTGGTGGCCCTGAGTCAGCAGCGCCAGCAGCTAAGGGTCCAGCGGCAGAGCTGGAGGCGGCACTTCGCAGTCAGCAAAGCGCTGGCATTGCAGAAGAGGCTCAAAACCTTGCCGGCGCTCAGGCGTTTGGTAGGACCATGACCGACAAGGGTTATGCACTCAATGACCAAGGCACGCTGGCAGGTTTGCTACGCAACTTTGCCCAAGGCTCACAGCAAGCCTCCAGCGCTGAGATTGCCTCACGCGAAGGCAAACTGTTTCAGCCTCAAATCATCCAGCCTGAGCGCAGCATGATTGG